CAATTGATGCTCTATAAGAAGTGAGTTATTTGAAAGGAATTTCAGTAACCGTTCCACTTAGAGGAATTGTATTTGGAAGTGGTTCCCAGTTTTCAATTTTATTGGAATCTACAGGTTTGCCGCCGTCGGCAGTATTTACTGATAATGTGATATGAGCAACTTCGTTGGTTGTCCAATACCCTCTTACTTTTACAGCGACAGCTTTATCAGACTTACCAAACTCGTAAGCGGTTAATTGAACTTTCTTACCAATATCTTGTTTTTTATCTTGTGGAAGTTCGCCCATTTTAATAGTCATGTGATGGGCAAATTCTTTCCAATTTGAATCCATTTTATCCTTGAAAAATTCTAAAAGCTTCTTTTGGTCAACATCATCTAAAACTACAGCAGAATAACTAACTTTTTTGTATGGCATGGATTCTTGAAGTCTTGGTGTAAAATTCACTGGGTCTGCCAAAGATGATGTTTCTTGTTCGCCACAGTCGGCCAGATGCGCTTTAAGCTTTGCATCCTTCAAAGACTCACGAAAGGCTTGTTTCCACGTTATAGGGACAGGATTACCCGCTTCATTGATATCTGGATTGTTATGGATTTTCTTTGCTGCAGTCATCCACGTTCTAGCCACTTTATTTGTGTGTTTACGGACTCTTTCCTTGTAAGACTCATTGGTATCGTTGGGTTTACGAAGATTATGCGTCTTTATTTTAATCCAAATCTTGTGGGGTTTATCATCTTCGTTGATATAAACCGTGGCGCCAGAACGTTTAGTTTGCCAATCATTACCTTCCATGTAACAAAACCAGTCTTTACCCTCAACAATACCATCCCAATTTGGTGAATCATCATTCCATCCTCCGGGCATAGGACGGAGTTTGGAGTCAGGATTACCATTGACCGCCGGGCCGTGACTAATCCACTCATTGATTTTGATTAAGGTCTTTAATTTCATTATAGGTATAAATATCTTCGATTATTCTACGAAGTCCTTTATTTCTGTTATTGCTGATGCTGGGATTGTTCCTTTGTAGATATATGATTTTGGTAACTCTTCATCTTCTACTGCCGACATATTAACATGTGGGTCTTTATCAAGATTTGATGTATCAAATTTTCCTGTGTCAATAACACAAATTACTACTTCATCCAACCATTCATCTGGAATATCTTCATTTTCTGTTCCCGCTTGAACCATACTTCCCGCAAAAGATTCATTATCGCTTAAATACACTCCCCACTCCGCACCATCAAAATTTCTAATAGTAGTTCCATGAGGAATAAGACCGTGTTTTTGGATGCTAGGAACCAGAGCGTTAAACGTTGCATGATACAAAACAGGCGGTATCGGTTCATTAAACGATTCAATAATTTCTTTAAGTTTTATCATATTCAGGTTTAAATTCTGATTTATCTATCATCTCATGGTCTTCTGGACTCCACTTTGGAACTCTCTTAAACATACTACCAGTAAATATCAATACAGGAACTTTTTCAATACCAAGTTTTTTGGCAACGGTTGCTCGGTGTCTTCCTTCGTGACCAGTAACTTTCTTTTTTGCCACATCAACCGTCAATACTAAAAAATCAAGAGGAAGACCATTTCTCATTCTATGTTCCAAATTTTTCATGGATTCATCATCATTTTCACTGTCAGGAAGAGGATGGACTAGACTTAAAAATTTATCAGGAGTCATCCACACAACCTTTCCTTTCCAACCTTCATTACCACCATAGGATTGAAGGTCTTCTTTTCCAGCAAGAGGATATTCTATTTCTTTAAGTAATGACTTTAATTTAATCATGACGTGGATTTTTTTACTTTTGACCAAAGTTCTTTAGATTTAGGGTCGCTTGGGGATAATGGTTGTTTTTCTTTTTCGGCTCTAAGCATTCCTAATTCCTGTTGAATCTGTTGTTGTCTAGCTGTGCCTGTACCCGTAGAGTCCAATCTATCCCACTCTTGTTCAAGTCGTGCAATTTTACCATCTATGTCGTGATGGATATTACCTTCGGTCAAATCAAAATATGATTTACCACCACTAATAGGTGAATAACACAACCGCTTAATAGGAACATTTAATCTCAACCCTTCTTTAAGACGATTGAATTTTCCTTTTTTAACATAAGCCAAAGTAAGATGTGGAATATAATCAGGATAATCACTTTCATTCAGATGGGCTCCTGATAATTCGTTTAATTTTTTCAATACAGGACTGTTTACTTTAAATACAGCCACATCATAACTTGGATGTGGTGCAAATTTATCCAACCCAAAAATTTCCATCATGAATGGTTTTTGTCCTTGAATCAATTGACGTATATCAAGTTCATTCAAATCTTTTAAAAATCCATAACGAATAGTAACATGAGATTCCATTTCTCTACCATATTCATTACCTTCAAGATACAGGTCTTCATCGTTAATCAATTGTTTACTGAATTTAAGAATTTTGGCCGTATCTTCTTCTGATAACATGGCCATCAAACACCCCTTACGTGCCGATACGTCTCTATTTTCAGTCAACATTTTTTTTAAGTTAATCATCATATTCCTCTGAATGGTTCGTTTCTTATAAATACTTCCATAGCATAGTCACCCTTCGCTTTCTTACCAGATATAATTTGTTCGTAATTCTTCAAAAACTCACTAGCTTTCATGGTTTCTCTTGGAGACGCCGACCATTTAATGACTATCCAGAAGTCGCCATAGTTCTCTATTACCCATTTTACTCTACCATTCTTAATATCTTCACCACGAATCCATTGACTGTATTCTGGTGGGCCAGCGCCAAATGGTTTCGGTTGGTTTTCTGGCTTTTGCATTTCTTTCTTGAAATCATCTATTACAGTGCCCAATTTATCCAAGAACGCCTTATTCTCAGGAGTATTGGTATCAACCACCTTCAATTTCAAGGCCTGAGTATAAGGAAGGCCTAGTTTTTTCAACTGTTCTGCTAACGCAGCATATATCTGTTCTGCGTTTGTGCTAGCTGGCCCCAAATGAACCGTTCCACCTACACCAATCTTTTTGCCATGATAGTCTGCATAATGGTCGGGTGGAGAGTTGATATCATAGTTGTATTTGACAATCCCATCCCTTACAAACTTAAAAACTCTGACACGATACTCACCCTTTGGTGTTTGTATCCTCATTACTGTGTCTCCTTTATCAAACTCAATATTTTCTCTTAGAAACACCTTACCAACTACTTCATCAATGTTACCCCAATCATTGCCTCCATAATGTTCAATCCAAATTTCTTCTGGATTCAATTTTTTGATGACTTTGATTTTATTCAAGTCCAAAAGTGGTTCATCATCATGAATACCCAAATCTTCCAACGATTGACCTTGTATCAAATAAATGGGTCTTCCTTTTTTATCAAAAAAGTCTCCTATCAAACTATCCAAAGTATTCAATCCTATATCACTTAACTGACTTGTATCCAATTCCCACATACCACGTTTAGTATTCCACTTCACAGGATACGCACTTATTCCTTTTTCAAATCCACCGGTTACATGATTTGAAGATTTACCACTTTTTGGAATGTCGCCAAATCGAACATAGTAATGGTCGGCTTGAAATTTTGCCTTGTAAGCTTCTGGATGTGGTGGCTTGTATCTATTGAAATTACGCAAAGCCTTAACAACTTTACCCCACCGTGGGTCTTTATCCCACAGATATTGAAGTTTCTCACCCCTATCTTTACCGGGCGCATTATCTATTAAATTATCGAGCCATTTTTGGATATTTTTCTCTCTATCCTCTAAACTCTCAAATAGTATGTTTATTAGTTTATCCATTTGGAAAAATTAGTTTGTATAATTCCTTGGTGAATAATTTCCACCGTGGGAAGTCTTTATTTTTCATGTGTTCTAAATTATCAATGATAGTTTCCAAAGTATCAATGCCTGTGTAAATTGGTTTACCTGTAACTATATCATTGAATTTTTCCTTCCATTGTTTGTATGGAAAACTTCGATTCAAAAACTTTTCAATGTGAAATTTATAACTGTAAAGATTGGTCTTAAATTCAACATCACGCATATGATGCCTTTCTCTAGCATTATATCCATGAATATTTCTAAATCCCAAAACATCCGCCGTCTTACTTAATACTTTAGTTTTAGGAAATCCAATATTATCACTAAATTGTTGTACGTGTCTAATTTCATGTTTTATTGTATCCGTTAATTCTTCTGTAGATTTCTTAAATGAATGTATAAAACTGTGTCTATTGACCAAAATGTAAATATCTTGTGGAGATTTTGAATGGACCACATATCCACCATTTGATGTTGTATATCCATTTGTAATTTTCAAAATTACATCAGGCATTATAAATTTTCCATCTACACCAGACGTTGGATATACTCGTAGAGAAGCCTGACCCCAATTGGTATCTTCTTCACATCTCATAGTTTTGAATAATTTCTTTCCTTCATCTCTATATTGTTTAGCTAACTTGTAATACTCATTATATTTTACAATCGCATGGTCAGTTTTTGTCTTGGAGTTTTGCACTCTCGTTTCAAAATATTTCAAAAAGAACGATGCGATAAATTTAGCTAATATCTCAGATTGACTGTCAACGTTAGGAGCAAGTTTGAATGATTCGTTTATTTTAGGTCTTCTATACATTATACGACCGGAAAAACCACCAAGGCTATAATCTTTTTTTCTTCCTTTATTATTCACAAATCCCAAATCTTTGTAAAATCTATCCAACTTTTTTGTATAACCTCTTTTTGCTTCTGGTGATAAAGTAATGACTAAATCTCTGTCATCTGCAAATTTCTTAATGTCTCTTATTACTGACCCTCCGACTCCCATATGTCGGTCTTCTAATTTAACTCTAATAGAACTTAGATATAATGAACGGTCAGCAGAAATGTAAAAATACAAATCCTCCAACTGTGGATATTTTTGAATTAAGGATTTCCTAAACTTCTCCGTATCAATTTGGAGTGGCGTTCGGTCTTCAAAACTTTCCTTTATATTTTGTTGTTTTTGTTTTAGTTTTTGAAACCAATTTACTCCATGTCTTTTTGCCATCAAATCGTAATATTTTTTGGTCATGGAAATACCTTTATTAGTCATCTGACCTATTTTTCCCCTGCCACTTTTTACCGTTGGTCTTTGTTCAATATGTTTATCCAACAAATCTGTGCCTATTCCCAATTTTTGATATGGACCTTCAACCCACACTCCAACAGCTCCAAACTCATCACCAGCAAAACCAATTGGTTTATCACCAACAAAAGCTACAATGCTAGTATTATATTCTGGCAGGTTTGCTTTTTTAATTTCGTCCGGAGTCATGTATCCTATATCTCCATTTGGGTATCGAACGATTTCACCATTAGCATCGTGTTGAGTATATTGGTTTTTTTCTCCTGTTTGTCTAAACTCAACTTCATAATTTCCGTATGTTCCCCTATCTAAAAGTTTTGGGTATTTAGATTTACTTCCCAACCAAGACAATCCACCTTCCTTCTCATAATTCTTATACGCATCAGACCCAATAAATCCTGTGTAGTGATGATTAAAGAACTCTTCTTTGTCTTGTTCGTATTCTCTTTGTGATGGAGATTTGTGTTTTTCTTTTTCTATTTCTATTAAAGCTAGTTTGATTAAATCCATCAGATGTTTTTTATCATACCCACCTTCCGGCGATTTACGCCACCGTTTAATAAGGTCGGTCAATTCCTTTTTAAAGGTATTGATACGAGTATTTTCTAAAACTATGGATTTGAGATTAATCATGATATATTTGCTACTTTTTTAGCAATGTCCAAAGCTTCTTCTCTTGTTAATCCGGGATTTTCATACCAAGCATCAGTAACCGCAGTAATGATTTCCTTGAACAGTGGTCCGGGTTTCAATCCCATTTTTTGTAGGTCAAAGCCAGAAATAGGCATCTTCGGTTTGGTAGGAACATCTTTCAATGTCTCCAAACGTTTACGAATACCAGCAATCTGATGTGGCATAGATGACGCTTCGGCGTGAGCAATGTTATCAGCATGCATCAAGTTCAAGACGTTTTCCAACTGTTCGCCCATTTCATTACGAAACTTCAACAGAGTCTTGTCTTTTAGTTTAATTCCAACATCACCTGCCTGCTTTAGACGCATATGGTTACGAACGCCCAACTTAACGGCGTCAATCAATTCTCTTGGGTATTTTAGACGAGCCATGATTTCTTCAACCATTTTCTCACCTTCCATTTCATGACCGTAGAAATGAACGCCGCCTGTCTCAGGTTCAACAGAACGTGTAACCGTCTTGCCGATATCATGAAACAATCCCATCAAACGTTGAACCAATACAGGTTCGGTTTTACCAAGAACATCAAGAGTGTGTTGAAACACATCAGCTTTGTGATATTTGTTCTGAACCATCTTGACGGCAGGCAAAAGTTCTGGAATGACAAATGGTAACAAACCTGTAACCTTCATCATTTTGATTGCCTTTGATGGATGGCCTGTAACCAACATCTTATTCAATTCATCACGAATTCTTTCCTGAGAAATGTTTGGAAGTTGATTAGCATTCTTCTTCAATCCCCTCAACATAAACATTGGAAGTTTCCAATTGTATTTGACAGCAAATCGAATTGCTCGCAACATACGAAGTGGGTCATCCGTGAAAATTTTGTCAGGATTGAGAGGGGTTCTGACGATTCCAGCTTGAATGTCAGCCTTGCCCATTCCTGTAAGGTCTAGGATTTCTCCCGTTGATAAGTCTTTCAATAGACTATTAACGGTAAAGTCTCTACGTTCAACGTCATCTTTCAATTCTCCACCTGTTACGGTAGGCTTTCTTGAACCTGCTGTGTATTCCTCTTTACGTGGCATTACAGACTCAATATCCATATCGGATAAGTCAATACCATTGTGAACAACACCACGAAGATTAAACTTCGCTGTGCCAAATCTTGGGAAGATTACAGGATTAGAGCCGGGGTCTTCTTCGTTAGCCCCGCCTCTGTAAGCTCCTACTTTTTTGGTAATCCACTTGGCAAATTCGATTCCGCCATTTGGAGCGTTTACCAACAAGTCAAGGTCTTTTGGGTCTTTGCCCATGAACTCATCACGGACATATCCACCGGCGATGAATACCTTACCGTGCCATTCAGTTCCCCGAATAGTCTTACTGATAAAGTCTTCCAACGCTTTTTCTTTGACGCCTTCTTTAATCAACTGTTTAATTTCTTCCATAAGTTTGTTTCCGCCAAAGTCTTCCGGTTGTGACTGTCCGTATAAAACATGGCGTTTCACCTTAACATTATACTGGTATTTTAGGAATTCTTCAACTACAAATCTCTGTTTTTCAGATGGGATGAGTTCCCACCATCTTACAATCTCATCGTCATAATGATAACGCCATCTATTATCATTGGCAGTAATACCATAACCCTGACCACGACTCAAAACATCATCGTGACGAGAAAGTTCATCGGATGCTATTATATCAAAAGAATCGTTTACAAATCCTGTGATGGCTTGTAATTTCTTAAGTCCGAGTTTTATCTTTTTTTCGGTTTCCTTTAACATATTACTTCTTGGCTTCTTTTTCTTTTTTCTGTTTTATCATGATGGATTTTACCATTTTTGCCCAGTTCTTATGATTTTCATGACAATACCTCAGTGATAAAAAATCTATGAAGTTTCCTTTTGAACCACTAACCCTCCAATCATTAAGTGCGTGTGATATCGTATTTAGACAAATTTTTCTAGCGTCGGCTTCATCTGCCGTTTGAATTCCTGACTTTTTCAAAGATATTCCGTATGGAAACCTTGTTTTCTTACCGCCTTCTGCCACATAAATAGCATCGGCAATAGCATTTGTGTTGACGGAAGGAACTTGTTGTATTATAGCCGGCGGTGCAGGAGGTATCGGAGGTAATGCTTCCATAATTTCATTTATAATTCTTTTAAGGCTAATCATGGACATAAATATAAGCATAAACACTATCAGTTTCTATATTTATTCAGATAGATACATGTGATTTTTATGAGCGACGTAACACAACCAATAACCAATCCAACTACTTTAGTTGACCAAGACCGTGTAAGATGGCCCGGCAGCGGTTCGTCGGTGGTAGGTAAAACGCCATTCGGCTTTTACGACAACGATTTCATGTTTCAGGCCGATGCACAAGCGGCGGCCATTTGGGCTGCATACAGACTTGGGTATCCTGTCATTGACATTGAACTTTTAGATGTAAATTTCTATGCTGCCTATGAAGAATCGGTAAATGAATATTCAGCTCAAGTCAATCAGATGAATATTCAAAATTACCTTCAAGTATTTCAAGGACAAAAAGTTACAGCATTGGGAAATCTTACAGGTAAAGCCGTAACCGGAACTACACTACCATACATAATAGAACTTGCCAAGGGATATGGTAGAGAAGTTGGTGTTGGTGGATATGCAGATTGGAAAAAAGGTTTCATTACGACGTATCCTCATCAACAAACGTATGATTTACAAGCTTTGTGGGGGGATAAAGTGGAAAATTGTAATAGAATTGAAGTAATGAGGATATTCCATGAACGGGCTCCTGCTTCCGCCCGTGTCTATGACCCCTTTTCTATGACGGGTATGAGTTATTCAAATGTATTGAATGAATTAGGATTTGGTGCATATTCTCCTGCGGTTCAATTTCTCATGACTCCGATTTTTGAAGATTTGCTTCGTATGCAAGCAATTGAGTTTAATGACATGGTTCGTAAAAGCGCATATTCATTTGAGTTGGTAAATAACAAATTGAAATTGTTTCCAATTCCAACGTATGGATTTAATGTTTATTTTGACTATATGTTGAGGGAAGATAGATTAAGTGGTTCATTGAACTCAGGCGGCGACCCACACTACACAGGTAGTTACGTTGCTGACTATGCTAACATTCCCTATAATAACGTTGTTTACAATACATTAAACTCTGTTGGTAGGCAATGGATTCGTAAATATTTCTTGGCTGTATGTAAGGAACTTCTTGGTGCTATTCGTCAAAAGTATCAAACTCTTCCTATCCCGGGTGGTGATGTTACTTTGGATGGTGCAGAATTAAGAAGCGAAGCCCAACAAGAAAAAACCGATTTGATTACACAACTCAGAGAATCGCTTCTAGCTACAAGTCAAAAACAACAAATGGAAAATCAAGCCTTACAATCAGAACAAATGATGGAAACATTGAAACGGGTTCCATTATTCATTTACATAGGATAATATGAAAAGAAAAAAATCACTAATAAAAGAAATTGTACAAGAAATTCGTAAAAGACAAAGTGGTGCTAGTGGTGAATACGAAGACTACGAAATTGAAGTAGATGACTTAGCAATTCCGGGCATTGTAAATATGGGTGATTATGTATTAATCAATATAACCATTGGATATGAAGCTGATGGTGGTTGTGAGGGAAAAACTTATGGACCGCCTGAGAATTGTTATCCGGGAGAGGGAGCATCGGTAGATATTATTGAACAATATCCTGTTTCAATGAAAGTCACAGATGAAAGGGGACAAGAAGTAGAGTGGGATGTAGCCAAATTGACACCAGAACAACTATTACCTTTGCGAGTCTATGTAGAACAGTATGTGAACAAAAATCAATCTGATATAGAAGATAAAATATTGAATTCCATTGATTTTGATGCTGAGCCAGATTATGACGAAGATAGGGATGATGATAGAGACTTTGACCGATAATTTTATGGGAAAACTAGGAAGATATTTTTCAGATAGGGATGTAAAGTTCATCAACTCCATAAATGCAGAGTTGATGGGCGATATCATTCAAACAGAAGTCTTTATCTATAAGATTTGTGCAGACCAAACCAGAATCAATATTTATGGTGAATCAGACCCAAAATCTGGTAAAGTATTTTATCCCGGAGTTGAATGCACCTGTCTTATTGACCGCGCTGATATTGATACTAACTTTGATGAATTTGGTCCAGACAGAAATCAAACTGTTGTATTCAAATTTAGAGAAGATAACTTGAAACTTGTCAATTTGTATCCGGAGGTTGGTGATATCGTAGAATTTAATAAACGATATCATGAGATTGATAATGTAGTTCAAGAACAATTTCTTGGAGGTATTTCTGATAAATCTCTTTCAATAATTGTAAACACTCATTACGCAAGATTGAGTAAATTGAGTCTTGTAGAAAGACAAGTATGATTAAACTAAAGACTTTAATAGAAGCAAGAATCCCTACGTATCGTTGGCATTCAAAATCAGGTACTCCAGATGATGTTATTAGAGTTCTTCATTATCTTAGTGCTACAGCCATGAAACGCAACGAAGACCCAAAAGATATTGTATCAATTCATCATGGAGGTACTGGAATATCAGTCGTTGGAATGTCGCCGCTTAATGCAAAAAATACGTGGATGTTGGCCAATAAAAAAAGAATGGATGATTCAATTTATTATAATGATGAACATGGTCAATGGTATGCACATATACAAGGCGATGAATTTGAACCAATGAATAGTAACGAATTGAAAAATGCTCTAGCAAATTGGGGAACATGATTAAACTTAAACAGTTAATTTTTGAAACAATTGAAGAAAAAGATATAACTGTATTATCTACCTCTCAAAGTGTATCTATTATGCATAGATTGGGTCTTGGTCCCACAAGAAATTCGGTTGTAAGTATAGATAGGATTGACGGTAATAGGTGGTGGGTGGCAAGAGCATTGGTTGGTGATAGAAATTCTAGGGGGCAAGGCATTGGAAGTTATCTATTACAAAAAGCTGTGGCGGAAGTTCTTAAACAAGACGCTGACGCAAATATTTTAGTTGAACCGGGTGGATACGACGGTAACACCGAAGAACAAATCAACTTCTACAAGAAGAATGGATTTGTTGAACATCCAGAATATGAAGGTTCGCTGGTGTATAAAAAGTAAAACATATGGCATGGACAGGCGACCCAAAAAATCCAGTTCCTAATATCGGAAATGTAAAAACCGATTTAAGTCAGACGGTTGTACAACAGTCGGATAATCTCAGTGAGAAGAAGGCTAATGTTAATCGTGCTGAACAGGTGCGTCGTGACACCGACAAAAATAAAAACAATACGGTTACATTGCTTGATATTGACACTGCCATAATGACGCAGTTGGAAAAACTTCAATTTACTGTAATAGACGAAGGAAATAAAATCATCGTTCCATCATATTATGCTTCTCCAGAAAAATGGAAATCTATACAAAGTGATGGTGTTATTCGTGATTATAATGGTAAATTGATTTTACCTGCCATAGTATTTCAAAGAACTTCATCAGAAAAAGATGCAACTATGTTGATGTTCAATCGTTATTTGAATTATCCTGTAATGAGACAATATTCCGAAAAGAATCGTTACACAAGATTTAGTAATTTAGTTGGTCAAAATATTCCTGTTCGTGAAGTTTATGATGTAGTTATGCCTGACCATATGTTGTTCACATATCATTTCATCGTATGGACGGAATATGTAGAACAGATGAACACTATAATAGAACGATTTAATTTTGAAACGGAAGATTATTGGGGAAATGCCAGAGGTCTTAGGTTTAGAACTAAGATTGAGTCTTTTTCTCACACGATAGAACTTCAAGTAGAACAAGATAGAATGGTTAAAACGGAGTTTGACTTGATGGTTAACGGTTATTTATTGCCTGACATGAATTACAATCTTGCTGACGGTAAAATGACCACTCAGAAATGGTTTAGTCCAAAGAAAATAGTTATGGGAACAGAAGTTGTTGCGTCTTCATTTGACCTTAATGCGTTGGATAAAAATAGAGAAAAATGGAGAAGTCAACGATATCCAAACTTGCCGGCGGATGAAATAATACCAGCGACACCAGTTGTATTAGGAAATCCTTTGAATACATCTGGCTCTATCTAACCATAAATCTTAATGTTCCTATATTTATAGGGGACAATAAAGGTAAATAGATGCCGATTACTAATACAAATCCACAGCCGAAAGATGTTGTAATTTTACAACGTGATGCCACAAATACGTATTATGGTGAAACTCACATTTCGGCATCCGAAGTAATTCTTCATATTGATGCTTCGGGAAATTTAAATGCCGATAAATCTGCGTCTTTTTATACTCTTTATCCACCACCAACCACATTCGCTAATGCAGCAATATCAGCATCTTGGGCTAGTCAATCACTTAGTACATCTTTCTTTATAACAACCGACAATCCTTTGCCAGTTGACCAAAGAACGGTTGTAGTAGATACTACGGCTCGTGATGCAATTCCTCTTGGTGATAGATACCTTGGATTGAGAGTTTGGGTTACAAATGACAGTAAAGAATACACTCTAATTGGTGGAACAAACAACGCATTTTGGCAACAAACTCCAATTTCTGCTAGCTTTGCTCAAAATTCATATTTTTCCGTGACAGCCTCTCACGCTTTAAATGGCGGCGGCGGAGGTTCTAATTTGGTGGGAAGTAACAATTACGTAGGGTATTGGTGGAATAATGTGCCTACTACTGGCAGTTTGATTTATGTAAACGATGACAATGTAGGCATAAATACACCAAATCCTATAGCGAATGATACATTTACAATTACAGAAGTAAGTAATTCAAATGTTTTATGGACGCCTACGCTTTTGGGTAGTGATAGTCCTAGATTGTGGTATAGAGCTGATGCTATTACAGACATTTCTGCCAGTCTTTTAAACTTATGGCCCGATTCCACACCAAACTTAAACCATGCTACCGCGTCTGCTGCTACTTCAAGGCCGGTGTTGGTTTACAATGTTCTTAATGGTTATCCCGCCGTTAGATTTGACGGAACAAATGACCAGATGCGTTGTCTTGTTCCTACTTCTGTAAGTTGTAGTGCATTGACAGCGTTCGTGGTAGCCAAGGTAACGTCTTATGCTCCTACTGTTACAAACGCAAATGTAGGAACAATTTTTGGTAATAGTCACGTTGGTAATAATAGAGACATTGTAGTTGGTGAACGTTTTGATGGTGGAACTTCAAGATTTACTTGGACTCTTCACACCGAAGATGCAGTTTCAAGTTTTGATACGGAAACTCCCATTAATCCATACAACGCTAAAACAGGTGAATGGTATATCAATACCGTAATTGTAAATGGCGGTGCAAGTTCAACAACAATTTATTTGAGCGGTTCTGCTTCTGGTTCAGGAGTATCAGCCCAATCTACAAACTTAGATTTGAAAGATTTGTGTATTGGTTGGGAATCTTCATCTAATCAACCGTTTAATGGTGATATAGCTGAAATCATTATCATAACTTCATCCATATCAGCTGGCGACCAATCAAGGGTTGAAGGATATTTGGCTTGGAAGTATGGATTGGTGCAAAGTTTGCCTACAGCACATACCTATAAAACATCCATGCCTATACCTCTTGGTGGCGGCAATATTCAAGTATGGAAAGATATAAACAGAAATGTTGTAGGATTCTTTAGTGGTAGTGGAATACTATACGCCACATCTTCTTTTGCTATTAGTGCTTCGTGGGCACCCGGCTCAGCAGGCTCATCAACCTCTGCATCTTGGGCAAGTCAATCGTTGAGTTCGAGTCAAGCTATATCATCTTCATATGCTTTGACCGCCTCAAGTGCGGTAAATGCTTATCAGGCCGTATCTGCAAGTTGGGCACCACCACTCCCAAGTGACTATGCTATATCAGCTTCTTGGGCCTCAGAATCGTTCTGGGCCTCATCGGCATCCTTTGCATCATCATCGTTATTTGCACGTTCTGCATCGTGGGCTAGTAAATCTTTTTCTGCCGATACAGCATCATGGGCAAGTCAATCATTAAGTTCAAGCAATTCTTTAACGTCATCATTTGCATTGACGGCTTCTTTCGCCACCAATTTGAATCCTAATGCTGTATCTGCATCTTGGGCAAGTCAATCGTTGAGTTCAAGTTTCGCTATTACTGCATCTTTCTCATTGAATGTAAATCCTAATGCTCTTTCCGCATCTTGGGCAAGCGCATCATTTGTTGCCACATCGGCATCTTTTGCTTCACGGTCATTCTTTTCTACATCTGCGTCTTTTGCTTCTGTATCAATTAGTGCATCGTGGGCGCCGCCAATACCAAGTGATTTTGCTGTATCAGCATCTTGGGCCTCAGAGTCTTTTTGGGCTACCACCGCGTCATTTGCTAGTAAATCTTTTATATCAGTAACATCATCATTTGCTAGTAAATCGTTCGCTGCTGATTCAGCCTCTTGGGCATCACGTTCTTTAAGTGCATCATTTGCAATAAGTGCTTCTTGGTCGCCACCACAGTTTAATAGCTTTGCTGAATCTGCTTCGTGGGCAAGTTTTTCATTGAGTGCATCATGGGCACCTACCTTTGGAATTGTTGGAACTAACAACTATCTTCCAAAATGGCAGAATAACAGTCTTACTGAAACCAGTTCTGTATTTGATACAGGAGTAGGCGTAGGCATTCGTGCTACAGGGTCACAAATAGATGCAACATTGACTGTCAAAGCATTTTCATCATCTAGTAACATTCTTTGGAGTCCGTTTTACGCAACCGTTCCAATGAGAGTATGGTTGCGTGGTGATGATATAACAGGGTCACAAAGTTCATCCGTATCTCTATGGCCTGATACAGGTTCTTATGGAAATTACTTTACTCAATCTACGGCTGGTAATCAACCGGCTTTATACACATCATCAATCAACGGACACAGTGTTGTTCACTTTGATGGTACAAATGATAGGTTGAGTGCTATATCAGGAAGTACATCAATATCTCAATCATCGTTGTGTGTATTTGCTGTAGTCAAGCCACAAACATTTCCAGTTTCACCGTCAGCTTTTTCAAACGGCACCGTGATTGCTAATGGACATTCTGGTAATTCCAGAGATTTTACATTAGGACCAAGAATTTTCAGTGGTGTTCCTGAATGGAATATGTATAATGAATCAGGAACTACAACTTATGACATAAATGCTTTGGCAAATATTTCTCGTTCTTGGTATATTGTCAACGGTAATGTTAATTCTAATAATTCAATTCTAACCGTTTACATAAATAATGCTGCTACAAGTTCTGGTGTTGTTAATGGTTCAAATGACATGGATCTTCGTGATTTGTTTGTTGGATTTGAACCTAACTTCGGGCAACCATTTAGTGGAGAAATTGCTGAAATCATTATTACGAACCAAAACATTAGTTCTGATGAACAACGTAAAATGGAAGGTTATTTGGCTTGGAAATATGCACTAACTTCAAGTTTACCACTTGACCACCAATACATAAACGTTGCTCCTTATGTTTTAGATTCTAGTACAATTCAATCTTGGAAAAATTTTACATCTGATACCGTTGCTTTTGTCAGTAGTAGTGGTCTATATTTTGGTACAGCTAGTTGGGCGTATAATTCTACATCCGCATCATGGGCGCCTCCATCAGGTGTAACGGCGTTTTCAATATCATCCTCTTGGGCCAGTCAATCTTTAAGTTCAAGTTATGCTGTGACGGCTTCTTATGCTTTAATAGCTATAGGACCGGGTACACCAAAGTATTTTACAACGTGGGTTACAAGTGGTTCATTGTCGGATACAAGTTCTTTGTATGAAACAGGAAGTAAAGTGGGTCTTGGAACTATAGCCCCATCAGGCAGTTTAACCATATTTTTAAGTAATACAAATGCCTTTACTACAGCAACAGACCATATAACATTGGTTAATCCAAGTCTTACTGGTCAAACACATATCACATCCATCATCAGCGGTTCAAACAGTTTGGCTGGTAGATGGAGAACCGATTATCTAAAACAAGTAGTATATGTTTCATATGCTAATGCTGTAAGTGCTGGTCATTATTTTCTTGTAAATGGTGATACGGATGTTGGTTCGACAAAAGCAAAAATAACCATTGGTGGTATTAGAATTGGACAAAACGTTGTTAGTGATACTCCTACTGCTTTATTACATTTGGCGGGTGGCGATGGAACTGCAACAAGAGGTCAGATGAAGTGGGATTCAAGTACTCTATTAACTGTTCCAGAAGCAGGTGTTGTAGAATTCAATACTGATAAGTGGTTTTGTACAATTAATACAGGTACAGCTAGAAAAGAATTTGCTATAAATGATATAACGATGCCTTCTGGTTCGGTTGTTGTTACTACAACCAATGGAAGATTGACGGTAGTTACAGGTTCGGGTGTATGGAATATTACATCAAGTTATTCTACTAGCGCATCATTTTCCAACAATACTACGATTACTTGGCCTATTCCGGGTTGGTATCAACTTCAACTTTCGGAATCACGATTGGGTGCTACCGCTAGAACCGCATCATCAACTTTTTATGGTGCGGCTGGTGCAATGGTGAGTGGAACGGTGTATGTTTTTGGTGGTTATAGTGGCGCAGCGGCACTTGGTACAATTTGGACTTCATCAGTCGGTGATGGTGGTCAAATTACCGTAGCTACAGGCAAAACTTTACCTATACCAGTTTTACAAACCAATTGTATTCGTTTGGGTAATAGTCTTTATCTTTTCGGTGGTGCTATTGATAACGTAGGAACTCCAACATCTTCAATTCAAACCGCATCTTTAGATGATCCTACTACTTGGGTTGCTACCGGTTCGTTGCCATTTAATCTAAGTAATCATAACACGGTTGTTATTAATGACAATCAAGAATTGTGGATTTTCGGTGGTCTTACTTCTTCGGGAAGTGCAGTATTTTCAGCGTCGTTGTATGCTACGGCTAGTAATCCTTTATCATGGTCTATTGTTCCTGTAACTTGGTTTGGTGGTGGAGGATATCAGTCAACGATTGCAGGTAATGCCGCCGTTCTTGGTGATAAAATTTGTGCGTTTGGTGGGTTTAACGGGTCTGGATTCAATAACGTAAATACATCGGTTTATACATCATCCGTTCAAAATCCGTCAGCGTGGGGTGTGGCTAATATTGGTATTAATCCGGGATGTGCTTACATAAACAACAGTGGTGTTGTAATTGGAAATTATTACTACAATTTTGGTGGATATAACGGAAGTATAATTTCTTCAAAAATCAATAGAGCACAAATAAGTAATCCGGGTGGATATGCAAGTACACTGTTTAGTAACTCATTTAATGACCATTCACAAGTAGCTATTGTATCAGGAAGTAAACTGTTGTTGTATGGTGGATTTACTTCGACGGGAAGTATTGCAACAAATAGAATTCAATCCGCATCAATTCTTGATTTAGGTGTTCAAGCACTTGCTGATGAAACAACAGTGTTTCAAAACATGTCGTGGTCTTACGCGGCCAATTATTTCTTGCCATCTATTACACAATCAATGTCTGCATCATGGGCCGTAAACTCTTCCATGTCATTGTTTGTAAATATCAATTTAGCAACAGGTTCTAGCATTTACTACATTCCATTTGTAACTGGTAGTGGATTTCAGAGACTTTATATTGATAGTGGAAGTAATCTTACATATAATCCAGCAACGGATGCTATAACTGTTCCAGCGGTTTCTTCGAGTTTATTTGGAACGGCGTCATGGGCATTGAATACTTTGAATGTTCTTCAAGCTGTAAGTGCAAGTTATGCTTCTTTTGCTCAATTAGCTTTTATAGCTACATCATCAATATCTGCTTCTTGGGCGTCGGCTTCATTATTTGCATCATTTGCAATAAGTGCTTCGTTTGCAAGTCAATCCATCAGCGCATCGTGGGCACCACCAGTTCCGAGTGACTATGCTATATCAGCATCATTTGCCTCAGAATCATTCTGGGCCACGTCAGCATCGTTCGCTTCACGGTCAATTAGTTCATCATTCTCATCAGTAGCACTTTCATCAAGTTATGCAGTTACGGCTTCTTGGGTGCCTATTGGTAGGTCTGTGGTATTATGTTCAGCATTTTCACCAACCACAACCGGCGGCGACGCGGCGGAAGTTATAGTTCCGTTTAATCCACAAAATAACACTGTAATATCATGGAGTGTAAAACGATTGTCTATTAGAGCACAATCCGTAGAATCCATTACATCATCCATCAATATAGAAAAATCATCGGTTGTGGGTGCTTTTTCTGCTTCGTTGATTGGTTCGGTTTCATTGCCTAGTAGTTCTTATGAAAATTATGCGACAGGAACCTTTACAACTACCGTAAGCGGAGATAAATTGAGATTCAATGTAACAACTCTAGGAACTGCACAAAATTGGACGGTTATTGCAGAATTATCCAATGCTTAATGAAAATAAAAAATCTAAAACTTTTTATAACAGAATATGTATAACCAAAAGATAAGATAATATGCCATCATCACAATTTACAATTTACACTTCATCTGACCCACAAGGACCGGGTCCAATGAACGGTGCTACAGGGTCTTTGATAAACGTCCTTGATTATGTATTGGTCGGTGGATATGGAACCGGGTCGTATTTTAAACAGGGAGCCGGTTGGAGTAAACCATTAACAAACGTATCTGGAACTCTTAACGGGCCGTCATTATTGGCTGCCTATAAACAAGCATCGGGGTCTAAATTATCTTTGTTTGTAAATGATGCAGGAGCAAATGCTACTTCTTTGGGAAAAGAAGCTTGGATTTGTGGATTTGAACTTATAACAAGTTTAACAAATCCAACAAGTGGTTCAGGATTTGTTTATTCAGGTTCTTATGGCAATGGATTTGGATTTGGACAATTTCCATTTCCCGGTCAACAATTAAATAGTGGACACGTTGTTTGGAGAAAATCTTCTGCTGCTGATACAACCCCTAGACAATGGATTATTGCAGCCGATTCTAGCACAATGTATCTTTGGGTACTTACATTGGATACCACGGCATATTATCATGGAATGTTTGGTGATATCTTTTCATTAAGAGGCACAAATGACATATACAGGTGTTTAGTAATGGGTCGTTTTACGGAAAATACTAGTGTAACTCTTAACAACGATATGACTGGTTTGATTGCTACTGGTGCGTCCATTGGTGCTGGCAGTGTTGGTGGAACCAGTATAGGTACCGCACAGCCCGGATGTTGGATAGCTAGAAGTATGTCAGGAACAGGAGGAAGCACCGGAATAACTAAAAAAGGAGATCCAACCACTTCGAGCGCGGTGGACCAGACAACAGCAGATACCACATCTATGACGGGAGTGTTGCAAACACCGAACGGGTCAGATAATTCAATATACATCACACCATTACAAATAATAGAACCAAGTGGTATATGTTATCGTGGAAGAATGAGAGGAATATATCAAATTAATCATCCAATTGCTAATTTTACTGATGGACAAAATATCACCGCGGGTGGTGATTATTCTGGAAAAACGTTGATGGTAATTAAACCGACAACTGACGGTCTTGGACTTTGGTTGTTAGAAACCTCAAATACAGTAGAAACTAATTAAGTTTTATGCCTACAACGTCATCATTTACAATTTATACCTCAGAAGACCGTGACGGTCCGGGTGCTTGCAATGGATTAACAGGGTCTTTATTAAGAATATTAAACGCATGTTTGATTAATGGATATGGAACAGGGTCTTATTTTAAACCCGCAGCAGGATGGAGTAAACCTTGTCCCGACTCAGCTAGTACTGCTGGTGGATTTAAACAAGCATCTGGTTCTCAGTTTTCAATGTTTGTAAATGATAGCGCACCTACTACTGGACTTACGGCTACTGAAGCAAGTCTTGTAGGTTGGCAATATTTAAGTTCTAGTATTCCTCCTGCTGGAATATTGAATACTGGCTCTGTGGGAACAGGCTATGGACAGTTCCCTACACCTATACAATTACTAACATTTGGACATCTTGTAATTAGAAAAAGTGTAACCGCTAGTTCCGTTGCTAGACAATGGATTCTTGCGGCTGATGCCAGTACAATGTATATGTGGATTCAAACCGGCGACAATGGTTCAAGATATTGGCACTTTGGATTTGGTGAGTTTTATTCATTAAAAGGACCAACAGATTTATGGCGATGTTTTATTTATGGTGGACATGCCACCGGCGCGGCAAATAATTGGTGTGATACAATGAGTGCCGGTTCACAGGACGCAGGAAGACAAAGCAATATAAATTCTTTAACCGTGGGACTGAATGGACATTATCTTGCGGCTAATGCATCAGGAACAGGAGGAAGTGTGTTTAACGCCGTTAAAGGCGATCAAGGGTTATCATCTACGTCAGGAGTTTCTGCAACATCAAATCAAGCAAGTATAATTGATGGAATTATGGCATCCCCAAATGCATATGATGGTTCGTATTACATTTCTCCTTTATGGGTAGTAGAACCACCTTCTATTAATATAAGAGGTAGATATAGAGGGTTGTATCAGATTTGTCATCCCGCAACCACTTTTACAGTAGGTCAAAAACTTGATGGGTCTGGCACATATGCAGGAAAAACTTTTATGGTTATTACAGTTGGAGGAAATAGTGGTGGATTTTGGGGATTGGAAGTATCCAACACTGTAGAAACAAATTAAATTATGCCAACATCACAATTTAAATTTTATTCGGCGAATGACCCACAAGGGCCGGGTCCTATTTATGGAAATACGGGCTCTCTTATAAATATTTTGGATTACGTTTTAGTAGCAGGATATGGAACGGGTTCGTCTTTCAAAGCACCGGCAGGTTGGACTAAACCATTTCAAAATTCTGCTAGTATTAGTTCTAGTGCCACAGGCAGCGCAGCCTATGGTTGTTACAGACAAGGCGGCGGGTCATCAATGTCATTATTTGTTAATGATTTTGGTGTAAACGTTACAGTGGGAAACCGAGAAGCTACTATAACAGGATGGGAAACATTAACTTTTTCTGGCTCCACATGTACACCATCACAATTACTTGGTGGAGATAGGTCTGGAAGCGTTGGAATTGGACTTGGACAATTTCCACTACCAACACAACAAAATACATTTGGATATGTTATAGTTAGAAAAAGTTTAACTTTTGACTCCGCCAGTTCCAATCCTAGATATTGGATAATTTTTGCCGACGATACTACAATGTATATGTGGATAGCTACGGGAGATGCTGCCGGACGTTATTATCATTGGATGTTTGGTGATATCTTTTCATATGCGGGAGCATCGGATATTTGGAAATGTTCAATTTATGGTAGGGCGAGTTTTGATACTATTGGTAGAGGACAAAATTCTAATAATGGTACAGCATATGATTACACGGACATAATACCTCCCGGTTCAAGTTTTGGTGTAGGTAATTTTGTAACCACTGCACAACCCGGCCATTACATAGCCAGAACAGGATATGGCGGTGGAACAAGTTTAAACTATACTAAAAGGGGAGATATAGCATCGTGTGATCCTAATCCTTGGATAAGCCCGACGCC